GCTGGTAGATTTACTGCAAACTCCTTGATAACATCTCCCATGCTCAGTTTCTCTCCTTTGACGATCCGGCACGCTTGTTCGGCTATAAGCCATTGAACACCGGGCTTTAATCCTTTGATACACCACTCCGTACCGTGGAGTTTCATAATACTTGGGCTGTCGTTCATTATCCTTGCCAAACGCTCCATTGATTCATTGGATACAGGAGTATGAGCTGTTACAGCGTCTTTCTTTGGTTGTGTATCTTTTTTCTTTGCTCTATATACTGCCATGATTATAAGCATGAAGGGCGGCGGCATATCCAGCCTACCGCCCTGTAAAACAATCTTCTTATCTATTATGGGTTATCCTGCCGATGGTAGGGTATAAGCGGAATCCACATAAAACGGAGTTCTGATAGTCTTTGCTCCATCGGCGACATTTGCATCATACGCTGTTCCTGCAAGACTGATACGTCCAATATTGGAGTTTAATGATTCAAGCATTAGCTTGGAATTAAGTTGTAATTTTGGAACCACAAATGCTGTCATCGTTTCCCCTTCCTCAAACACTACGTCAATCTTTGCATACAATTTCTTGTATTGAGCAGGAGCAAAGTATTTGGTAGAAACAGTAGTTCCAGCCGTAAATCCCATGAGAGCGATTAGCAGATCTTTTTGTGTATCTGCGACCTCAGCTGTAAATTGGTATTTGCCGAGTTTCACGATGGAAAGAATAGGACTGTCGGAAGTTTCACACTCGATGTCGTTTACATCATTATCGTCTTGAGCGATTGAAGTGGTGTCTTCAACTACATCTTCAAGAATGTAAGAGTCACCCTTTGGCACATCGTCTTCTTCAGTACCAGTGAACAGAGTTGCCACGATGTAAGAAGGTTTGATAAATTTTTTGGCTGTTGCGCCAGTATTGTTTACTGCCATAATTAAAAAGTGTTATCTTGTTAATAATCTGTTTATCTTATTGTTATCCCGATATTGTACACATTGCAATAGAAGTTTCCGGAATTTTTACTTTCTTTCCCTATCAGTTCACAGCTTGTTATGACGAAATGCTTGTCGTTGGATTGGTCAATTGCCGAGAATAGTGTTTTTTCCATGTCGAACAGTTTTTTTACTGGCTTTGATCCCAAACTGTCCGTGGACTTCGCATAGAGGAATATGTTGGCGGAACATTTCGCCTCTCCTCCGTAATCATTCACGCTAAGAACATCTACAACGATCATGTCCGTGCTGTCACTACTTATTGTCAGCGGTGTTTCATCAAAAGAGATTATTGATGAAATCTTTGCTTTTGTAAGTAACATGGATAGAAAATTCTCTATCATGCTGCCAGTTTTATATAAATCATTCATATATTGTCTTGTTTACCGTGACTGATAATGCCGAACTTCGCGTTCTTGAATTTCCGTGATAATGCCTTAACTTCATTACGTGCCACTGCTATCACTTCATATTTCTTCTTCACGTTACCTTCTGCATTTTGTAGTATTTCTCCGTAAGGCATGGCGGCTACAACTACCAAATCAATTCCCGGATGTGGCTTATATTTGGATTCCAAGTATTCAACCACTGCTTCATAACCGGTAATTTCCTCACCATACCATTTTTTCTTTATTCCGGGAGAGCTGGCGGTATATCCCTTTCTGGCAAGCTTTCCGTCAACATATACTCCCCAACCGTAACTATCTCTCAAATTGAGGCTTCGGTAGGTATAGGAAACTTTAGCCAGTTCCTTAGCCACTATCTTCTGTCCCTCGTTTGCGAGTAAATCAACAATACGGGTGATTGCACTTTGCTTGGTCTTTGCCATACTTAACCTACTTCACTCATTTTGATGTTAACTTTCACGCCACCAAGCTGGCTAATTTCCATTCCTATAACACGACCGTTAATGCCTATTCCGTAACTTTCCTTTGGACATCTAAACATATCTCCAATTTTTACAGGTGAAATGCTGCTTTTTTTTAATGGGAAAAACACGTTATAGTCTGCCATGATAGTGCCGCCATTGAACATCTTGGAGGCTTGCTGTATATCGCATTCGGTTTCAAGAAGGATGGTTTCTTCCAAAGTTTCCGTATTCCCTTCGTTTTTCTCAGTTATTTTCGCATTGAGAGAACCATCCGTATCTTCACCGCCTAGCAAATCACCGTCAAGCAATCCTCCGTTACCGAGAAGGTCTCCGTCCTCCGGCTTTTTCGTTATCACGGTGTAGAATATACCATGAAACGGATATTCTGCTATTGCTTTTCTTTTGAGACGCATAAGCTATACATCTAATGAATTTTCATTGACCCAACTCATACTACCCGAATCCATGCTTCCCAACGCTTCTTCTTCACCATACTTTTTGTACAGTGCTTTCAGACGGTCTTTCAAGTTTTGGATTATGGGAGCCGTTACCGTTTCACTGCCTACGTCCTGTCTATAACTGCCATGCTGGAGTGATGATGAAGCCACAGACCACGGACCGTTAATGACAAGCTCATATAGTGCGATAAGGCAATGGTCTTTAGTGCATTCGTCTATTTCGGAACGGTCTGAAATAAACATCAAACCGTTTTCGTATGCGATATTTTCAAGCGCATCATCTTCAAAGACAAATCTCGTAAGCCCATTGAGGTATGCTATCGGGTCAAATGATTTTTCCATAACTGCTACTGTTGCAATGTGTTGTACATTAATCGTCTGCCTGACTTGTGTCTACAATGACGTGATTGCGGAATGTTTTCAGTGCAGGACAAGCCGACATCATCACATCCGTATGCCATTCCTTATACAGCCCGTTGTTTGTCGTTGTATTCACAATCGTGCAGAGACCATCATTAGCCTGAGCAAAAATTTTAGTTATTACGCTTGAACCATACTTGTCAAACATCTGTTTGTCTAAGTTATTGGTGTATTCAAACTCACAAGCATATCCGGCAGGACGGAGAACTGCAATCTTATCATCCCAACCTTGCACGAATGTGTCTCCAGTATTGGTAAGATTACGCTCACGCTCTTCTACAATTTCAATTGGAGATACACCGGGATAATCACGGAAAGCTGCTAAGAACAACTCACGTGTAGTAGGCGCAGTAGCGGTTGTTGCGATGTAAGCTAAAGGATTTTTCTTGAAACTTTCAATCAATTCCTTAACTTCGGCATTTTGCAACATTACTTCGTAAAACATCTTGCGTGTAACCTGCCATTCCATTGCACCTTCATATCCCCATTTTTCACGATATTTTTTCTCCTTTTCCGCCATTTGGCTCAGAATCTTGCATTCAGCGTCAGTCCACACCTTAGTTCCTGCTTTAGTGAAATTTTCATCCGGAATGTCTGCTTTGTGCAACGGAATTTGAATACCACGTGCGATATTGCGGTAGTCGATATTACCTTTAGACATTAACTGTGCAGTCATGAAGTTCATGGTTGCGTCCGCACTATCAAGCTGGGACTGTAATGTATGTACCCAAGCGGCTACCAAATCGGCATCGTTTCCAAACAACTCAAACTGTTGTTCTTTTGCTTCACGTTCCATAGCTGTTTCAACGAAACCGGGAGCGATAAAATCAGGAATGGATGCGGTGTACCAGTACAGACCGTCCTTATCCATTTGATTACTGTCACCAAGAGGTGCACGCAAATCCATCAAAGGAGCGGCTTTCAAGTCACGTCCTTTCACAGAAAAAGTAGCGATGCCATTAGGGGCGGTAGGTGTGGGAGCACCAGCTTTTACACCTTGAGTCTTGTACCAACCATAATTAGTGTATAGCAGACCTTCTGTATTGACAAAGGATTGCAAGAAACGTTGATTGGTCTTGTCAGAAAAAAATCTTGCATATCTGCTGTTATTAAAATCAAATTTAGGCATAGTCTCGTCAATTTTAAATGTTAAACCAACCCTTAACCTTGCTCTTGTTCAAAGCTTTTAATGCAGCCGAAAGAGGTTGCATACGGTCTTCGTAGAGGAATACATCTCCTAATGCCAATGCAGGAGTGATAAGGTATCTTGCACCATCGAAATCATCTTCGGATGCAGCCGGGTCAAAAACAAAATCAAAGTCGCAGGGAAGGTATGAGTTAGGATTAGTAACCATAGCTTCTTTACTAGAGCCTACTTCTTTCGCTTCGACAAGAACAGATGAAGTTGTTAATGATCCGAGGGTTGCGCTCAATGTAACTTTCCAAACATCGCCAGCCGTTTCGTCAGTTGCTTTTTCAACGGCTGTAACTGTTACCGCTGTGCCTTTTCCTGTCAATGTAGAAGGTGCTACCATAAGGTTATCTCCTACAAATGGGATAAGAGAATATCCGTCTCTTTTCAGGTAAATATCTGTGTCTGTAGATCCAGTTGTAGCTTTTGCAACTGCATACGATTTTAGGATACGTATTTCGCTTCCATTAGAACCATTACTGGGAATATATTCAGCGAGCGTTCCGGCAAAAGCTCTTGCATTACCTTTGAATGGGTTTTTAACAATTCCACCACTGGTAGGAAATACAAGTGCGTCCTTCCCGCTCATCTGTAACTTCACGAAGACATAGCGATGACCACCAATGCTTCCGCGAGCCTGAACCAATGCTCTACCGGGAAGGTAGCCACTGTTCAATAGGATTTGCTGATAGAAATCTGACATTTTCTTTTTGGTTTAAATGATTA